GCGCGCGCGCGAGGGTCGAGCCCTCGTCGAGCCCTCGTCTTTAATGGAAGAACCCTCGTCGATCCCTCGATGACCATTAGACGAATGCTCGCCGAATCGCTCGTCAATTCCGCGCATTGGCGCAGGTAAGAGTGAAGGGCTGGGGCGATCGATCCGCTGCCATTTCGCGTCGTTGTTGAATTGCAGATACTCCCGCCCCTCGATTTCGTAGCGGACCAGTTGGGTCATGGCGCCGAGGACCGCGCCGAGATCCTCGGCGATCGCGGCGTCCTCGGCGCCTACGAACAGGGTGGGCAGGATGAGACGCAGGGCGACCGGACTCCCTTTCAGGCGTCCCTCGTCATCCGCATTACTGAACAGACCGATGAAGAGAAGCTGCTGCCGCGCAGAAAGCTCGGCCATCCCCTCGTCGATCCACAGTGAGGGGTCGATCATGCGTTTGCGAGCCATGCGCCTTCGCCCTCCTTAGCGCATCTCATCAGCGGGCATAAAACCGCGCGACCTCCGGTAGGTGGTCGGTGGTACTGGCGGGGGGCAGTGCCCGCAGAATCCGCGCCCCGTATGGCTTCGTGGTCAGGCGGCCGTCCAAGAGGGCCACCACCCCCCGATCGCTCCCGGTGCGGATCAGGCGGCCAAATCCCTGTTTCAGCGCGATCACCGCGTTCGGGACCGCCAGGCGCGTGAACCACGCCCACTCGTTCCCCTCCTCGCGGTTGAGGAGCTCGCACTTCGCGTCCCACACCGGATCGCCGGGCGGTGCGAAGGGGAGCTTGTCGATGACCACCAGGGAGAGGGCGTCCCCCTGGACGTCGACCCCCTCCCAGAACGACTTCACCCCGAACAGCACCGCCGAGCCGTCCTCGCGGAAACGGCGCACCAGCTCCGGGCGGGGAGCGTCCCCCTGCCGCAGCACCAGATGGCGGGCGGCGAGGGAGCCCGCGAGGCGGTCGTAGACCTCGCCGAGCGCGCGGTTACTGGTGAACAGCAGGAACGCCCGCCCTTGGGATCCCTCCACCAGCTCGCCCATGCGGGCGGCCAGGCGGTCGAGGTAGGCCCGCTGCTCGGCGAGCGAAGCCTTCGGGCTGGGGGGCTCGAAGGCCGTGGCGTCCGACGGGCGGTAGAGGAGCGCGGCCGACGGATAGTCGAACGGCGAATTGACCTGCAGCGGGAGCGCGTCGTCGCACCCCACCCGCCCCTGCCAGAACGCGAGCCCGGTGTCGGTGGCGATGGTCGCCGAGGTAGCGATGACCGACGGGAACGCGGTAAAGAGCCGCTCTCGCAGCGCGTCGGCCACGTCGACCGGCTTCGCGTGCAAGATCAGGCGAGGCGCTCCGCGCCGTTCGGTGAGCTCGGCGTAGCGTACCCACTCCACCTCCCCTCGAGGGCGAATCACGCGCTCGAGATCGGCTGCGTACTTCCCGAAGGCGGTGGCCAGCTTCGCCCACACCGCACGCTCGTCGAGCTCGACCCAGGACGGGGTCCCGTCGGCCAACTGGTCGGCCAGGGCCTGCACGGCCGCCACGATGCCGTCCCCCGCGACCTCGACCCCCAGCCGGAGGGACGGTTTATCGGCGTCCTTCAAGCGCTGGGCGAGGGTGGCGGTCCACCCGTCGATCACCTCCTGCTGGTGCACGGCCTTCCCATACCAGTCCCCCGCGATCACCGTCTCTTCCCCGAGAGCAGGGGCGTTCTGGACGACCTTGTGCGCCACCGTGAGCTTTTCCAGGCGAGCCACCAGGCGCGGGTAGCGTCCCGGGGTGATCTCCACCCCCAGCGCATCAGTGGCGATGTCTTCCAGGTGGTGCGCCTCGTCGAGCACGATCTGCTCGACCTCACTCGGGAGCACGGTGGCCTGTCCCTCGGTCTGGTGGCGCAACTCCAGGTCCCGCAGCAGGAGCGCGTGGTTGACCACGATGAGCTGCGACTCCTTGGCCACCTCCTTCGCTTTCCGACTCCAGCACACCTCGTGGTACGCGCAAGCCTCGCCGATGCAGCCCTCAGAGTCGATCGCCACCGCATCCCGCAGCTCCGGCGGGACCGTCACGTCCATCTCTTCGAGGTCGCCGGTCTCAGTGGTGGGGGCCCACGCCACCACCTGCTGCCACACCTCGGCGGCTTGGGGAGTCTTGAATCCCGCCCCCCCAAAGCCCTCGAGGGCGGTCTGCTGCAGGTCGTGCTGCGTCCCGTGGTAGGCGCGCAGGCAGAGATAATTCGACTTGCCCTTGAGGAGCGCCGCCTTGAACGGGGTGGGCATCACCGAGTGCAGGAACGGGATGTCCTTCAGCCAGAGCTGCCCCTGGAGGCTCTTGTCCGCGGTCGACACCACGGTCTTCTTCCCCGACAGCAGCGCCGGCACCAGATAGCCGAGGCTTTTGCCGGTGCCGGTGCCAGCCTCGATCACCGCGTGCTGGTGCGTAGCGAGGGCCCGCTCGACCAGCGCGGCCATCTCGAGCTGAGGGGCGCGACTTTCGTAGCCCGGCAGCGCCTGCGCGATTACGCCACCGGGGCCGAGGATGTCGACGGCGCGCGGAGGAGTTCCTCCGCGTCGAGGGTCATCGCCCAATAGTACGCCATCGCCAGGTTGCGGCGGATGGTATTCGAATGACGACCGTAGCTCTCGGCGAGCTCCGCTATCGTCCACCCCCCCTGGACGTGAAGCGTCAGTAATTCCCAGTCGGGCGTCCAGGGGGGAACCGTCCAGGCTGGCGGGCACTCGGAGGGAAGGTGCTCCCGGAGATCCCGCTGGTACTTGGTACGTCGGGGCGCGGATCTGGCCATAGTCGACTCCCAGGCGGGCGAGCTGGCCCGCGTACTTGCGCAGCATCCGATGGGCGCTCTCCGCCTGCTTGAACGACAGGCGTCGCCCGGCTTGCACCTGCGCGGCGAGGGAGTTACCGAAAGCGGCGTCCGAGCCGTTGAAGCCCGCCCCGTCCCGCTGCTCGGCGCCGTCGCAGACGTCCGACAGGGCCACGAGAGCGGCCTCGAGGGTGGGCAGCTGCGTTTGGGTCATACGAGCTCACCCTGCTCGGCCTCCGGCTCCTCGGGTGGCTCCGGCTCGTGGTCGATCACCGTCGCCTTCGACAGGTCCGGGTCCCCTCGAGGCACCGTGCCCCCGGCCTTCTCGATCGCGGCGGACAGGCTCTTGACCGCCGCCTCGTAGGCCAGGACCGGCGGGTGCTCGCCTAAGAGCGGCACGTTCAGCTTGAGCTGCGACGCGGTGCCGCACAGGCTGGCCCAGTAGTGGATGCGCGGGTCGTCCTCGTCGGTGATGCGGGGAACGTTCCCCCCGTTCGTCGGGCGGTTCGCGGTGGGGGTGGGCGCGTGCAGACGAGGAGCGGCTCCCCCGTTCGGGAGCGGACGTCGAGCGGGCTCCGGGACGTGCTCGATGTAGTCGGCCTGCTCCATCTCGGTGTCGGTGTAGAGGCCCCCCAGCTGGTCCGGGAAGGCCTTGCGGAGCGCCAATGCCTCTCCACACTTCGAGAGCATGAGATAGGGCATCTGCTTCCACTGGGCGTCCTGGCCCGAGGGGGGGCAGTATTCGCTCCAGCGGACGGTGGCGGTGAAGGGGTAGCGGGAGCTCCCCACCAGCTTCCAGACCGTGACGCTGGCGGTCTCCGGGTGCCAGTCCCGCCCGGTGACGATGTGCTCGTACTCCGAGAGCCCCTCGTCGAACACCGGGTCGTCGCTCCCGGCGTAGCGCTCGGTGCGGTCCGCGAGGGAGCGGTAGCCGTCGATGCCGGTCTGGAAGGTCGCGCGGCGCTTCTCCCCCTGGCCGCGCATGATGCAGTACACCTGCCTGCGCAGGGGGTCGAGCCCGCTGCGGGCGCAGTAGTACAGGAACAGCTTGAGCTCGTCGGGCGAGGCGCCGTTCGCCACGGTCTTGTGGATGAGCTCCACCTGGGACGGGGTCCACGGGTGGCTCTCGGTGGTGGTCGGGCTGGACGTGGGTCGTTCCATGAGGGCGGTCTGGTTCATGCGCGTAACCTCTTCTCCCAGTCGCTGCAGATCGGGCAGATGCCCCGCTCCGGGCTGCGCGAGCATTGGTTCATATGCGCGTGGGCTTGCTGCTCGGCCTGGTGGAAGCCCTCATGGGTGAGGTCGGCTGGTCCGTAGGCGAGATACCAGCGGTAGTAGCTGCAGGTATGCGCACGGCAGTCGTCCGGCGCGTCCGGGGCGAGGTCCGTCTCCCTGGCGAGCAGCTTCTCGAGGGCGTTGGCCTGCAGTACCCCCAGCGTCATCAGCGTTTCCAGGCTGCGCTCGATGCGCTGCAGCACGAGGAGCTGCTCGGCCAGGAGGTCGAGCTCGGTCGGGGTGCGGTCGTAGTAGTCGGGCAGTGCGTTGGGGACGTTCACCATCCGTTGGCCTCCTGGGGCTGAAGAGGGTAGCCCTGCCGTGCATCCAATTCAGGCGACATCACCTCGCATACCGTGACCACCTGAAGGGCGGTGTCAGGGTCGACCCAGCGCTTTATCACGCGGGGGCCAGCGACTAATCGCCAAACCAGTACGCGCTGGTACTGACCACGCTCCAAATATTGGGCGTTCCCCCACACCACACGGCCACCCGGGAGACGAAACCCACAGACGTTCTCGTAAAGCGGATCAGCCGCCAGATCATGGGCTGTGATGCTCACCATGCGTTGGCCTCCTGCACCGCGCGCCACCAGACGCCCAAGATCAACAGCCCCAGGCCGTAGCCCAGCAGCAGCCCCAGCAGCACACAAGCTTGCCAGCGCTCCCACCAGGGGGTTAGGAGGGGGCGCACCTCGCGGGGCATCCAGCAGACCTTCGGCTCCGGCACCAGCGGGGCGCACTCGGGACAGCGGAAGCCCGGCCTCAGGGGCCCCGCATCGGCGTTGCACAGGGAGCAGATTCCTGCGATGGGTCGGGGACGGCTTATACTCTTGGCAGTCACGGATCATCTCCTCTTCGCGCCCGCCCGGGTTGGCCTCCCGGGCGGGCGCTCGTTTATTCGGTCACCAGCGGTGGGCGCTCAGGGGGGGCTCCAGGTGACCTCGCGGGCCTTCTTCTCCGCATAGAGCGCCCGGCGGCGTGCATTGGCCTTCTCCCGATAGGCGGCCGTGCGATGCTCCTCCCGGTCGCAAGCGCGACACGTTCGCTGATTCCGCTTCGATACGCGGGTGTTCTCGGGAGTGAATTCGTGCCCGTTCTTGCAGAATTGCTGCCGGGCTCGCTGGGCGGATAGGGAATTGCTTCGCAGTACATTGACCTGCGGAGTCACGGCCTCGAGGTGGTCCGGTCGGCAGCACGCAGGGTTTCGACAGAGATGGTCGAGCTGCAAGCCAGCTGGCACCGGACCGTTGACCACTTCATACGCATAGATATGCGTGCTGACCATGCGACGTACGGGTTTGCTCTGGTGAACGGTGCCATACCCATCCCGCCTGATCGATCCACGCCAAACCCAGCAGGGCCCCAACTCTGGCCGGTCCTCCGGGATCGGCCCGTTCTTGTCCACCTTGGTCCAGAATCGCTCAGCGAGCGGGATGCGCCGCTCCTCGAACGAGCAGGCGATGCTGCAATGCTTGGCCTGCCCTCGCTTGACGTAAACCGGCATGGTCTCGAAGGGTTGCCCGCACGTCTGACAAATCATCGTGACGGTCATGGCCACCACTCGGCGGAGAGATACTGCACGCCCCATTCGAGGGCGGAATTGCAGTCCGACTGCCATAAATCGAGGTGGAAGCCACGAACTCCACCGCCGGTATCCTCCGCCACGTAGGTTCGTGAAAGTCCTTCGATCCGCACCGTGGATCCCAATGGAATCCACTCGGGGTCAACCGCAATCACGCCGGGCCGCGTCTGCGTTCCGCTCCGGGTTATTCCTTGCAGGCAGTAACTGGTCGTCTTGAATACGCCGCTCCCACTCGGCGCCTGGGCGTGGGCCGGTGGCCAGCTGGTGGCACCCAGCAGCACCAGGGCGGCCAAAGCCCGCGTCATACGTCGGCCTCCCGGGGCGGGTCGAGCTCGCGCATCACCTGCCGAAACGCCTCGTAGAAATTCATTCCCTGCGAGGTGAGCGCCGCCACTCGCTCCACTGCCTCGGGCGTGGCCATGACGTGCGGGTCCAGCGGCTCGGAGCGTGGATGGGTGGAGGAACCGGGACGGGGCTTGATCTGCCCACTCGCCAATTTGCCCGCGAGGTTCTTCCGCACCGTGCGTCCCATCATTGCGTCTCCCCGCCGGTGCGGGCCGCGAGCAGCTCCACCTCGTACGCCTGGTAGGTGACGAGGTAGCGGCTCCCACAGGCGCGGCAGGCGCGGGTGAGCACCACGTATTCGCCGGTGCCCTGGCTCTCGCCCTGCGAGCCGAGCAGCACCGTGGCGGCCGACTGGCAGCGCGGACAGTCGGTGGCCGTGATGGTGCCGTGGGGGACGGCCGACGCGCTCACGAGGCCACCGCCCCACGCTGGGCGGCGTAATTCAGCAGCAGCGCCTTCGCCGCCATCTCGCGGCGGTCGTCGCTGATCCAACTGACCTCGCGCCGCTCCACGCGTTCCCATACCACCCACGCCTCGGCGTCCGGGCCGTAGTAGTAAATGGTCTTGACGTAATAGCGAGGGGTCATGTCGGTCATCTCCTTGCGTTGCATTTACTTCGCCCCCTTCCGCCGCGCCGCGTTCGCCTTCAAACGGATTTGCGTCGCGGTCCCATCCGTCGGCAGGTCTCGCCAGCTTCGGTAGTGAGCGATGGCATGGATGGACTGGACCGTCACGCCATGCTCCCGCGCGAGGGCGGATTGGCTTTCACCCGCCGCCAGCCGTTCACGAATGGCAACTACCTGTTCGGCAGTCAACTTGGCTGAGAGATGCGCCTCGCCCATCAAACGAGGACCGGATCGACCCTTCCCCACTTTGTCTCTGGCGTTGTCGAGAGCACTTCCTGCGAAGAGGTGTGCGGGGTTCACACACGGCGGGTTGTCGCAGCGATGGCAGACCACTTGCCCCGGAACAAGGGGGCCGTAAGCCATCCGATAGCTGACGCGGTGCGAGCGGTCGATGCGCTCGCCATCCCCGAAGCTCCCATAGCCGTGACTCGACTTGCCCGCGGTCCAAATCCAACAAGGACCCAATTCGGGGCGATGCGCAGGGACTGGACCGTCGCGATTGACCTTGGCCCAGAAGCGATCAGCCATCGTTTCGTACTTGGGCTGCACGGGCACCCCGTTGCGATGCGCGATCGCCCGTACGGTCGTCACCGCAACTCCGGTGCGACGAGAGATCGCACGAAACGAAAGACCACCCTCGGCAATCCCTGCCAGGACGGCCTGCACTGCTTGAGGCGGGAGGCTGTAGCTCACTTCGCCCTCCCCTTCGCCCGTCGTGCGGCGTGAGCCTTGGCGCGGATGCGCGCCAGGTGAGCTTGGTAGAGGTGCTCCGCCCGCCGCTCCCTTTCGTCGTCGGGTAAAGCGGCGTCGGTCTCCGCGAAGAACTTCCGTCGCAGCCCGGCCTGGCCCGAGCGCGCGAACTCGTGCATGTCGGAGGTGGCGGCTTTCATTTCGCCGCCGATCTTGCCGATCAGGCGGTAGCGGGTGGTATCGGCCATCAGGACACCTCCTTTCGGGGGCGACCCCGACGCGGGCCACCGGGCAGTTCGCTATCGGGAACCCAGTCCAGTGCGCTGAGCGCCGGATGACGCCGCGTCCGCGTCCCACAGGTCCGACAGCGGTAGCAATCGTCGATCCAGTCCGGCGCCATGCGCGGTGCCGAACAGCAAAGATGGGAATGGGGGTCTCTCCCCCGTGCTAGAGTTCTCCTGGGCACCTGTACTGCCTCCTCTCGCCGCTCCGTGTTCTTCGCACGTGGGCGGCGTTCCTTTGTGTCTGGCGACCTACGCAGTCGCACCCTCGCGGGCTTCCTGGCGGGCCCGCAAATGGGTCATGTCGTCGTCGTAGAGGGGCGCGCCAATGCGCACGATCTCCCGCATCACGTCAGACGCCGACTTTCCCCACTTGCGGGCGAGGTCGTTGACGTACTTCCACTGCGCCCGTTCGAGCATGTAGGTCGCGCTTCGCAGATCACCCAGCGAGCTCCCGCCGGGGTCGACTAGGGCTGTCTCGGACGCCATCGGCTCACCTCTACGCAAGATGCTATAGCATAAGCGAATCGCGTAGACTAATCAATAAATCCTCTTGGCTTTCGCTAGAATCCGCGCGGATCGCTTAGCGAGGAGCATGAGAGCTGGCCCGCGCTGATCGTCTCGCCCGCGAGAGACTGGCGGACCTGATTTACACGTCGGGTCTTTCCAAGAAGCAGGTCGCCGCCCGTTGCGGGAAACAGCCGCAGTGGTTGAGCGACCGTCTGAGCGGTCATAGCCAATTGCTGGCGGATGACATTCCGCTCATCGCTACGGGACTGGGGATCTCACCATGTGCCTTTTACGACGACGAGAGGGAGCGCAACGAACGAATGAACGCATTGATCCGGGAGCAGGCGCGTCCCATCCTCGAACGCCGCCGAGCGGAGCGCGGGGAGACGGAGCCATCCCTGGGACAGGAGTTGGCCGCCGACGCCCTGGCAGTGGCAGCCAAGGTGCCCGAGGCGCAGCTCCGCCAGTTCCTGGACTTCCTCGCCTGGCAGGCCGAACGCGCCGATCGGTGAGACGCCTTGACTTCTAGAACGCGCGTTCTACGATGTGGCAATCACAGCATTGCAGAGGTTGGCATGAACCGAACACCCGATGATCTACCCGTGGGCCACCTCATCGAGCTCGGCAAGCGCTGGGGCGAGCGGATCGAGCGCCACACCCAGGAGACCGTAGACGGCGCGGTGGTCGACCACGAGGAGCGGATGCATCTGCCGCCACGTCGGACGGACCCGGTGACGGCGGTCCCCTTTGCGGGCGAGCGCATCCCGGACATGACGACGTGTCAGGGCATTGAGTTCATGCACCAGGGGCATTCCTTAGAGACTGCCGCCGAGCTCTTGGGCGTCGACGCGCTGGTGCTGGAGCGCGCCATCGTGGACTACCGCCCGCCCTATCGCCGCTGGCTGGTGGCGCGAGGCATCGGGTGACCAGCCATGAACCTGCGGATGGAGGAGTTGGGACTATGAAACGAACCATTCTGGCGTCGGTGCTGAGCTCGGTGGCGGCGTCGGTGCTTACCGCGATCGTAGTCGTACTGCTGCTCCGTCCACCCCCGGTGGAGGCACAGCCTACCACGTTGTTCGCCCAGCAGCTGCGGCTGTCTTCGCCCGACGGCAAGGCCGAGCTGGTGCTCAATCCGAACAGCCTGGTGATGACGGACGGCTCGGGGAATGCGAGCGTCTACCTGGGGACCCAGACTGCCACGCCCTCGGGGCCGATGTTCTTTCTGTTTGATGGCAACAATGTCGCGCGGGTGGGGCTCAAGCTGGACCCCAACGGCCGACCCTGCATTGCGACGTTCGACGGCGATGCACGTCCAACCAGTGTCCAACCCACGACCTGTGTTCCGTGAACGAGCGGGCCTACACCCAGGAGCAGCTGCTGCGGCGACTGAGCCTGCGGCAGGACACCTTGGCCGCCCGGCTCCGCGCCAACCTGGCCGAAGGCAGTCCCCTCTTCGACCTCCGACCCTACGGCGAAGTGCAACCCGAGGGGAGCCTGCTTATTCGGGATCCGGCGGCCCTGGAGGCGGCGCTGCGGGCGGATCTGCAGAAGCTGCTGACGACGCTGGTGCAAAGCATGCTGGATACAGCCTACGCAGATCGTCCATGAGCGACTGCACCAGCTCGGCGGCGAAGTCGTCGATCCGCGGGAGCTCTTCGGGGGTGAGATCAGGGTTGACCACGGTTCTTTCCTGCTTCAGGTACTCGCTCCCATTGTAGAAGCCGTCTCTCCCCGACCGGAAAAGTGGACTTAGAAACTGACCCAAACTGACCCGAACTAACCCCTGGCTTTCGGGTAAGAGCCTGCCCGTCCACCCCTCGAAAAAGAGACGGTAACCGGCGCTCTTTTTGCGCCTGCTCCAGGCGTGCGGTAAGCCAGATGCACGCGGATACTCGAAGGGTATCAGGTTGACATGGGAATCGGAAATGCGAGGATCGTAGGCACGAATTCAGCGGGTAACCGGAGGGCTTCTTTAAATGAAGGTCGCCAAGCCAGCGAACGAGACGGTAACCGGCACTCGGGACCTCACCGACTACCAGGCGCTGCTCTGGTCCTGGCTCCTACACCTGGAGGTGGGCGGCAAGAGTATCGAGACCCGCAAGGTCTACCGCACGTCGGCCGAGCAGCTGGGTGCCCACCTGCTGGCGCAGGGCATGCCCGTCTACGTCGCCGGTATCACCCGCGAGCACGTGGAGTCCTATCTCCTCGAGCTCCGTCGCCAGCATCCGCAGAGCAGCACGGTGGCCACCCGCTACCAGGGCCTGCGCCAGTGGTTCAAGTGGCTCGCCGAAGAGCACGAGATCGACGTCTCGCCCCTGCTCAACATCAAGAAACCGACCTACACCGAGAAGGAGATCTCGCTGCTGCCCGACGTGGCGGTCAAGCGGATGCTCGACGACTGCAAGGGGCCGGGCTTCGCGGACCGGCGCGACCTGGCGCTCCTGCGCCTGTTTCTGGCCACGCCGCTCCGCCGCTCGGAGATCGCCAACCTTAAGCTCACCGACATCGACCTATCAGCGCGCACGGTCCACGTGACGGTGAAGGGCAACCGCCAGCGCACGGTGCCCATCGACGTGAAGGCCGTGAGTGCGCTCGACCGCTACCGTCGCATCCGCTCGAGCTCGCGCTATGCGGATCGAGCCGGGCTCTGGCTGGGCCAGCTCGGGCCGCTCACCGACAGTGGGCTCTATCAGGTGCTTCGCCGTCGCGCGAAACACGCGGGGGTGGAGGGCTTTCACCCGCACTTGTTCCGGCACTTGTTCGCGCACGGCTGGCTCAAGGCCGACGGCCAGGAGCGGGACCTGATGCGACTGGGCGGCTGGCGCTCGGCCGCGGTGATGCGCAAGTATGGGGAGATGCTCGCCGAGGAGCGGGCCGTGGAGGCCTACCGACGGCTCAGCCCGGGGGATCGGTTCTAGACCCTGAGCGGCCTGGCCAGAGGCCCCTTCGCGCCGCCCCGCCCCGGCTTCCGGCACCACGAGGTGGAGGAAAGCGGAAATGGAATGGCTGGCGGAAGGGAAGCCGCGACTCATCCTCGACCAGGACGCGGACGGCCGATGGCACGTCATCGCGTACTACGAGCCGGCCGTCTCGGAGGAGGAGCGGCAGGCCGTGCTGGAGGTCGTCCAGGCGGCCCTCGATCGTTACGCGGAGACCCACCACCAGCTCTCGCGGCCCCGTCCGTACATCCCGCCGGACCACTGCTAAGGGGGGTGCTCTACCAGCTCGACGGTGGGTACTTCTGCGCCGGGGTGGTGGTCACCGGTGGCTTCGTCAGTCGGGCCGCGCCCATCCTCCGCTGGACGCAGGGCCGCCCCTGGTCGCAGGTCCAGGCCTGGGCCACCGCCCGAGGGGTCACGGTCACCCGCTGCTCACCCCCCGAGTCCCCCACGGGCGAGGAAATCCGCCGCGCAGAAGAAGAACAATCCGATGCTGGTCAAGCTCCCCCGCCAGGGCTCCCCGGCGGCGGCGATGGGGAGGTACAACAGCAGGGCCAGCAGGAAGAAGATCAACGCGACGACAAATGCCACGATGGCCAGTACGGGCATGGGGGTAACTCCTTTCTAGGGGGCCAGGGTTCGTAATACCGACGCGATCGCGTGGATCTGCTCGGGGCGGGGGCCTCCCCGTCGGTCAGCTTCCCCATCGAGGTCGTTCGCCACATCGTAGCTGGCATACCCGAGGCTCGACTGCAGCCATTCGTAGCTGGCCGGGGCATTGACGATCTGCCCCTCGACCATCGTGATGTCCTCGTCCATCACCGAGAGGTCTACCGGGTCTCCACTGTACTGATGACCCAGGACCAGGGAGGGTTCCCAGTAGCGACTCACCCCCTCCAGGTCGGCCCGTCCGTTGTAATTGGCGATCCAGGCCGGGCGGGCCCGCAAGGTGGCGGGGACATGCCCACCCCAGAAGGACTCGATCACCCAGTCCCCGATATAGCAGCCGCTCCGTACCCCTCGCTCCTCGGTAGCCCGACAGGCCCGCTCGGTCCACATCGCGTCGGGGCACCCCTCATCGGCATAGGGCTCGATATCTGGCCACAGGCAGGGGAGGGGACCCACATTGGCCCGCTGCCAGAGGGTGAGTGCATCCTCCACGTTCTGCTCGGGGACCCAGGACTCATACCCCCACCAGTAGCCGCTCACGGAGCACCCATTGCCGACCGCGCTCTGTAGCTGGTCGATGGCCCAGCCGGGGTCAGGCCGCTCGCCCGGCAGCCAGAGGCGCACGATGACATGGCTGATGTCGTAACGATGGATCAGATCGGTGAGGTCCCGAGGTTGGTAATTCGAGACATCGAGGGCGTGCAGCAGGGTCATGCGCTCCCCGCTCCCGCGATCGACTGGTGGAGGATGAAGGGGCCCTCCTCGAGGGTGCGGATGTTGCCTCCCGTTTTCGTGCCTTCGAGCTCCTGATACCACGTCACCTTGCTCCCCCCCACCGGAGCGCTCGCGGTCGCCGTGCTGCCGATGAGGACGTTCACCAGCCCGTTGGTCTGCGGAGCGATGCTGGTCCCCGGCACCGCGGTCGTCCACACCAGGGGGCCCACGATGATGGTGCCTTTCGGTTTGTCCCGCACGGTGAACTCGAAGCGCGTGAAGTTGGCCAGGTTTTCCGGAGCCCCGTGCTCGTCCACCAGTTGCACGGGTTGGACGACATCATCTCCGCTCCACAGCTCCATCTTCTGATTCACGGCTGTCATCACTTTCCTCCGATCCCAGGCGTAGGTGACCCCGCCCCCCACCAGGGTGGGCAGCTGGTTGCGGCTGATCCCCAGGAGCGCGGGCAGGGGCACGCCACTTGGCACGTAGGGGATGGCGCCGGCGCCCCCCAGCAAGAGCAGCAGGGTCATGGGGTCGGCCGCAGGCGCTGGAGTCCGTACTCGGTCAGGAGCTGCTGGGGGTCGAACCACTCGCTGTTCTGCAGGCTCCAGCGCAGGTCGATGCCGGTCTTCTGCTTGATCTGCGCCAGGAGGGGCCCCAGGGCGGCCTCCTTCTCGGCATCGGTCCAGGTCTGCCAGCCCGGCGGCATACTGATCTGCCCCGCGTTCGTCAACTCTGCTAAGAGCGCGTCGAACACTTCGGCGGTCAAGGCCAGGCTGGCCCAGTAGTGGGTGATGGTGCTCTGGGGATTACCCGTCGCGTTCAAGCCCACCCGCCAGGTCGCCGCCCCGTGGCCCGGGTCGATCGCCTGGTCCCAGAAGGCGATCAGGGCGTTCCGTCGGTTGGCGGGGGCCAGGATGAGGGCGCGGTGGATGAAGAGGTTTACCGCCATCTACAGCGCCCAGGGGTTGATGAGATAGGTCTCCACCTTGACCCGATCCGTGCTATTCAAGGTGGTGTTGTAGACCACGATCTCCCCGAAATCGCCCCCCAGCGGGAGCGAGCCCCCCGCGATCTGCGCCAGGGTGTCCATCACGATGCTGCCGATGACGCCCCCGTTGTCCAGGTTGACCCCCTTCGCCCAGAAGTGGGGGGGGGTCCCCGTCTGGTACTCGGCCAGGGACCAAACGGTGCGGGCGGTAGGGATGGTGAGGGACTGCGGATTGTTCGACCCGTCGTACAGGGAGAGCGCGTTCGCCCCGCCCTGCCCGATGCGCACCTGCCCGTTGCCGCTGAAGGGGGCCATAAACACCCCATCCCCACTGGTCTTGTGCACCACGAAGACGGTGAACGCGGCGCCGGGCACCGTGCCCAGCGACCCGAGGGTCAGGGCATCGTCCACCCCGTCGAGGCGCAGGATGCTGCGCCCGTTCTGGATGGCCAGCTTCAGCGTCAGCGCCTGCGAGGCGTTGGGTTGGATCACGTGGCGCGCGGCTGGACTGCGATCGGTCCACCCCTGCACCGGAGCCCCGTCCGCCACCGCCGGGGTGGACCGCGCCGTGTCCTGGTAGGTCCCGAAGTCGGCCGCCAGCCACCACACCAGGCCGGGGAGGTCGGTGGGCACGAAGGGTGGTGCCGTCACGCCCCCCTGGGGGCCCGCGTGCAAGAGTGAGAGACGGCCGGGCATCAGACTCCCCGGTAGCCGCTGGCGGACACCATGAGGCTGGCCCCGGTGGTCACCGCCTGCGCATTGATCGCGGTATTGCCACTCCCCTTGAGCGGGGTGGGGAAGGTCACCGTCATGCCGCCGCCACCGGGGGCCGCGTAGCCCTGCCAGAGGAGGGCGGCCCCATCGAGGAGCTTCACCAGCGTCCCCACCGTGGCGTGGGCGTTGGTGATGGTCAAGGAGGTCACGTAGTTGCGGATCGCGGCGGTCCCCGAGGCGCCGATCACCGGGGTACTGGTGGTGTCGACCACGGCGGTGGCGAAGGCCCCCTGCACAAAATTCTCCGGGTTGGCGTAGGGCAGCACGATCTGCTTGCCCACCAGATCCGCCACCAGTTGCACCATCCGCCCGGTGGTGACCACCGCGTTCTCGGCGCTCACCGCCTGGACCCCCAGGTTCACCGGGTTGCTGGCGATCACCACGTTGGTGGCCACCGCGCCGCCCACCACCCCGTTGGTCCACAGGCGGTTGCTGGCGTCCACCTGGAGGATGGTGTACTCCCCATCGACGATACCCCCGAAGGGGGCGGCGGTGTCCTTCCGCATCACCAGCGGGGCGATTCCGTGGTCCCCCAGGGCCGCCAGCGTATTCCCGGCGAGGTTCAGTTGCGCCAGGTTGAACTCGTTGACGTTGAGCCCCCCCGCCAGGGCCTCCACCCGCAGGGCGTTGTTGGTGGTGACCTCCACCCCCCGTTCCGCACGACTGGAGGTACCGTCACGGATCTGCATGTACTGGGAGCGGTTGGGCGAGATGCGGGGCAGCCCGAACTTGCTCCCGGTCATCGCGGCCGGGGGGCTTTCATCCATCAGCAATAGCTGGGGGTGCCCATTATCCGCCGCCGCCCAGACGTGCGCATCACTCCAGGTCGCGTTGGTGAGGATGTTGATCTGGTTGTAGTTCTGAAGATCGCTGACCCGAAGCTCCCCGAACCCGGTGGCGTTCAAGGCCACATTTTGATCGGCGGCCACCTGGTTGGGGAGCACGAGGAACGGCGGGGTGCCGGTCGAGTCCACCCGCCGCGCCATGATCTGAGGACCCGTGGGGTCCGCGATGGCAGGCGTCCCTTCGGTGACCCCCCCGATAGAGAGCGAGCCGCTCACCGGCACCGCCCCGAGCGCCCCGATCCCCTGCACATAGAGCACGCCCGGCGGGGTGCCACTGATGGCCGCGCCGGCCACCCCCACTCGCAGGCGGTCATAGGTGCCCCCGTTGTAGCCCAGGGTCACCCCCTGGACCGCCGGCAACGTGTTGCCCAACGTGGCGATAGTGACGGCGTCGCCCGGCGCGACGGCGGCGGGTAGCTCGGTGTCGGCCTGCACGGCGAAGATGCCGGCGTTGGTCACCGGGTGACTGGCGATGGTGCCACTGATGTTGTTGATGTTGAAGGTGCCAGGGGTGCCGGTGTCCACCGTGACCGATCCCGCGTTGTCATCCACATGGACCACGTTGGTGATGCCGGTGAGGGTTCCGCTCACCGGGATGGGTGTCGCCCCGCCGGGCGCCCCTTGCACCGTGACGATGCCGCCGTCGGGTATGCCCGAGGTCCCCTGGCCGGTGATGGTGATGGTAGGGGCGGCCCGCACGTCCACGTAGAGCGCCCCGGCGGGGGCCAGGACCGGCGCCACGCCGTTGATGGTCCCATCGACCAGCTTGACGTACTGGACGACCTCCAGGGACCCGTCGATGATGTCAGCGGCGATCTTGGTCCCGCTGGCCACCGTGGCCGGATTCAGTTGGGTGGGGATGCTTTCGAGTGGCATCAGTTGTCCCCCTCAGGGGTCCCATTGGTCACTGGCTCGGGGATCTGCTCCTCGAGTAGCTCGAGCGTGGGCACCACGGCGGGGGGTACGGAGAGCGCCTCCACGGAGAGCCACAGCACCCCGGCCGGGTTGAGGAAGGTGTACTCCAGGCCGGCCATCTCGCAGCGCAGCGCCAACGCAGGGTCCATCACCAGCACGCTCCCACTGGTCTTGAGCTCGCGGGTCACGCCCTGCAGGTCCATGTAGGTGATGCGATGACTGCTCGGCCCGAGCGTAGGGGGCGCGGGTGCCATCATGGCCGGGGTCGTCGTGCTCTCGATGGGCATAGGACCTCCTTAGCTGGCGGTGCGGAAGGTCAACAGGGTCAAGCTCATATCGTGGCGGGGGCCCATGGTCGTCGAGCCCTCCAGGTAGCGATCGGTGAAGTCGTTGATGGCGGCCCGCTGGGTCTCCCCGTCGGGCAGCAGCACGGTCACGTCATCGCCCTTCGCCTCCAGCCGCCGCAGCAGGTCGTGCAACTCCCTGGCGCTGACGCGGGTCACGTGGCCGTCCCGTCGCACCAGACGCGGCCCCACGTGGGCCGTGAAGCTGATCTCCTCGATGGAGCTCGGGCGGAGCTGCTCGCCGAGCGCCACGCCCTCGATCACCGGCGAGTCGCCGTCCACGTCGGTCTCCATGGTCACCATGAGCTGGATCCACTTGCCCTGCGCGCCCTCGGGGAACACGAGCGGCTCGCCGCCCTCCGTCACCTCGCCGGGGATGTCCCGCCAGGCGGTGTCCTCCGGCAACTGGTAGCTGAAGCGCACGCGCTGGCCGTTGGTGACGACCGGCCCGAACCCGGTCAGATCGAAATAGTTCTTGTCGTCGGCCTGGAAGCCCATGGAGTGGCGCGAGAGCACCGTGAAGCCGGTGCTGCGGAACACGCAAACGGGATCATTTGGGGCGAACGGCGTCTGCCCCGGCAGGATGGTCCAGGCGAGCCCGCCGTTGTCGAAGCCCACATACAGGCGCCCGTTGCCGGAAGGCTCGCCAATCGTCGAGTGCTGCATCCAGGTGATGCGGCGCCCGGGCCAGGACTCGAGCGCCCCGTGCAGCACCGGGATCAGCTGGCTGTTGGGGTCATGGGCCGCTTCGGGGTTGATCCAGGCCCCGTACTTGCCCACGTAGGCGGTGCCGCCGGGCACCCCGTCGCGCTCGTTGTAAGCCGCCCAGAACAGGTGCCAGGGGCCCCAGGGGGCCAGGGCGGTGATGCGGCCCTGCACCGGCGCGTCGTTCTCGATGAGCCGCTCCATGCCGACCGCTTCGACCGTGGCGCTGAACTGCCCGGTGGGGGTCAGCTTGTACAGCCCCATGCCGAAGGGGGCGTACACACTGCCCAGCCACACGCAGGCGCAGCGCCCGTTGTTGGGGTCGGCCGGCAGGCCACGGTCCGGGGTGAGCTCGGTGATAGAGCCGCCGGTGCCCACCGCGATGCGGTTCTCCTCGAACACGAAAAGGGTGCCGTTCAGCCGCACCAGGCGGGTGACCGCGGACGGGCGCTCATCCTGGTAGCTCGGAGTGGTGGCGCTGGGCGACGCGATGGTGGGCTCATCGGGGTGGCGATACACGAAGTTCGCCGGTCGCGGGTTGGTGCTGGCCTGGTTCCAGACCGACGAGCGGTAGAAGTCGAACCCCTCCATGGTCAGGGCGCGACCATCCGTGGCCGCCTCGGTCCAGGCTGCCCCATCCCAGGCCCACCAGCTGCCCGCCTCCATCCCCACGAAGAGGCGGGGCCACCCTTGCGGGGCGGCGGTCAACAGCTGATAGGGAGCCTGACCGCTCCCTACCAGACTGCCAGGGGAAGCCGGGTTCCAGATCAGGCTGCCGTTGTCGTCCACGGTGGAGAGGTTGGGGCCCAGGTACGCTTGCTCCCAGGAGGTCCCGGCATTGAAGGAGCGGTAGAGGGTGACCCCCAGCCCACTTGGCTGGGGGGTCCAGGTGAGGTGAATGTAATTCCCCACGGTCGGGGTAGCCGGGGCGAGCAGCACCGTAGCATGGGGGCCAGCGAGCGATTGCGGGGGGCTGATCGGACCCGTCCCCGAGCCCCCGTGGTGCCCGCTCAGTGCCAGGCTGTACCAGATGGTGGCGGCCCCCGCGCCCCCGATGACCGAGCCCGTGGGGGCTGGCGGGGTGGCTGGGGTCCCGAAGTTTCGCTGGAGGGTGAAGTCGCCGGTCAATTCGATGTCGGCGACCGTGGAGGTCCACACCTCGTTGCCCGACAGGACGCACAGGTAACGGGTGCCCCCGATGGTGAGCTGCTCGATCGACTTAATCGGGCCGCTGCCGATCAGACGAGGCGACACGAAGCGGGTGGCCAGTGCGCCCAGGCCACAGGACCAGTCCATTCCCAGCGCGTAGGAATATCGCTGGGAGCTCTCGGAGACCTCGACGGGCTGGCCCATGCCCATGACTAATCGTTTGAACAGGGCGGTGCGCCGCGTGAAGGGGCTCTGGGACCCGTAGGCGAAGTCCGTAGGAGTCACGTTCTCGAGGCCGATATGGCGATGGCGCACTACCTGCGTCCCGCTCTGGTCGGTGGCCAGCAGGAGGCGGGCGGTCCCGACGGCCGGGTTCGAGAGCCAGAGGTCCCACGGGTAGGGCGTGCGCCCGCTAGGCCGTCGCATATCGATCACTCACGTGACCGCGACGGACGTCCACGTAGGGAGTGAAGGTGCGATGCCCCCTGCGCCGCAGGCTCTGCTCCTGCCAGCGCTGGAAGGCCACCGTGGCCTGCTGGAGGTTCTCGATGCGCCCCCGCTCGGCCAGCGCCTCCATGGTCTGCGGCGCGGTCACCCAGGCCTCCTTCAAGGCGCCGGCCGTGACCCACTGCGGATCGGGGATCGCTTCGTCGGTGTCGAGGGTGAGCCCGCTCTGTGCGCCATAGGAGCCTCCCGACGGACGGCAGAGATGGTACGCGGGGAAGAGGCCGTACAGCAGGAGGCGGGGTGGGGCGACCAGCGCGGTGCCGCTGGGGTGGTCGGCGGGCGTGGTGGAAGAGAGGCCCCGCGCGAGCCCGTAGGTGCCGCCCACGATGGCGGTCACCTGGAGGAGCTCGGTGTCCACCGTGAGGTAGAACGGCGGGGTGGTCGGCATCTGCGCGTTCGGTGTGAGGTTCGACGTCGCCACCGTGCCCGCCAGGAGGGGGGCGGTGAGGGTACCCACCGCCACCCCGCCCGCCGACAGCCCGCTCTCGATCGCCAGGTACAGCGATCCTGCCGACTCCTCGGTCCGTCCTCGCAGGCCGTACAGATACGGGGAGGCGTTATCGCGCTGCGCGGTCCCGGCCAGCGAGCCCACCTGGTAGATGCTCGCGCCGTCGGTGAGCCAGGGGTAGAAATCGGTCACCGGCTGCCGCCCGAGCAGGGGCACGCAGGGCACCTCGACCTCGGCCGGCACGCGGATGAAGCGCAGCGCCTCGTTGATGAAGTCCCGCAGCTGCTCGGTCGGATGGAACTCGGGGGACAGGAGCTCGTAGACCTCCCCGCCGGGGGGCGCGGTCCACTGCGACCCCGGCGGGAAGTCCGCGAAAAACCACCCCTGGTCCATTTGCACGCTGGAGACCAGGCGCACCTGGTCGAGCGGATCGGTCGCCGCCGGGCGGTACAGATACCACTCCACCAGGTCGTCCCCGATGGTCAGACTACTCTTGCGCGCGGGGTCGGCCAGGTAGGTGCGGGTGCTGCTGGCGTCGGCCGTGCCGGCCAGGAGCCCCGTCCCCACGTGCCGCGCGAAGCGACGGCGATAGTCGCGCAGGCTGGGCACCTTACTTCTTCTCGGGCGCTGGAGGTGCGGTCGGACTGCCGCCGGGCACGTTCTGGCGGCTGACCATCGGCGTGGCCGCCTGGCGCGCCTCGAGCTCCTGGGCCCGCCGCTCGGTCTCGCGGTCCTCCGCGGACTGCCCGGTGCCGGCTTCCTCGCGGCGCTGCCGCGCCGCGTCGAGGGCGTCCTCCTCGCGCAGCTTCTCGAATGCCTCGAAGGCGGATTTATTGGAGTCCCGCCCCACCCCGATGCGCTTCCACTGGGCGGCGAGCTCGTCGGTCACCTCCAGGATGTCACCGACCCGCAGCGGATGGTACTCGAACCACGTCGGGCTGATCACGCGGATATAGGCCATACGAAAAACCTCACTTCTTCTCGGGCGCGCGTCCTTCGGTGAGCGGCGCGGGGGTACGGGGCCCCTCCCGGTGGCGCTGCTCGGCCGCCTGGCGCTCACGCTCTTCCTGGGTGGCGGGTGCTGGCTCCCCCTGCGCCCGTCGACGCTCCGCCTCCGCCTCGCGGGACCGCGCCTGCGCCTGCTCCTGGGCCGCCTTATACACCGGCTCGGTGATGGGCACCGCGACCCCGATGCGCTCCCACGCCTCGGCGGTGCCGTCGTCGTAGAGCTCGACCACCTCGTCCACCGCGAGGGGGCGATAGTTGAACCACGTGGGACTCACGATCTGTACGTGCTTGACGTCCACCACCAGAAACCTCCTTGCTTACTCGCCGCCGGTGGTCGCCTTCTGCTGCAACGCCCCGAACGGGTAGCGGTTGGCCCCCACGGGCTGCAACCGGTTGATGGGGTTCGGCACCGCGAACGCGAAGCGCGCGACCACGCGGAGCGCCACCATGTCCTGCTGGGGCAGGTTGTAGACCACCAGCCCGCCGGCATCGGTCAGGACGGCCTGGTCGAGCATCTTGTAGCTGATGTCCTGCCGCACGCCGATGATCCCTTGCGTGAAGTCGCCGGTGATGAGAGACCACTGGTCGGCGGCGGTGGCGAAGGAGCTGAACCCGGCGCGACTGAACACGATGGGCTCGTTGAAGAGGGTGCCGAACTGCAGCGGCATGTTCATGGCCGACTGGTCGTCGGGCTGGAACAGAAACGCCTTCGTGGTATCGCGCAGGCCCCGCAGCTTGGCCCGGAGCTGCATGCGGGCGAAGAACCCGTTGGGCATGTACCCATCGGCCTCCACCGCCGCGAGCACGTTATTGATGTCGTCCACGAAGTCGATGGTGGAGGAGGTGCCGCTCCGCACCACGTTGTTGGCGGCGGCGGCGGCGGTCACGATGGCGGTGGCCCAGGTGGCGGGCTTGTTGGTCCCGAAAAAAATCGCGTCGTCTAAGGCCACCGCGATGGCCTCTTCGAGCCAGGGCTTGATCTCTCCCCACAGGTCGTACTTGGTGTCGTCGAGGATCTTCTCGGGGATCGGCACGATGGTAGCGATCTCTTCGGCGTTCAGATAGACGTTCGTCCACGACATTTCGGTCGTCTGCTTCAAGCCGATGTCGGGGTTGGTGCCGGTCACGAAGTACGCGGTGGGGAGGGCCGCGAGCACCGGGAGGCGCGTCTGCGCGGTCCCCATGTCGCGGTGGCGGAAGAGCTTCAAGGCGGCCGATTTCTCGGTCACGCCCTGCATGACCTCGCGGGAGACCTCCTCGGGGATGAGAGCACCGACATCGCCGGCGAGCAGGGTCGAGGGCGCATTCCCTCGGTCGATGACGCTGTTGTAAGGCATCGCTTCCTCTCACAAAAAAAAAGCGCCGACCCCGTTTCCCGCTCTCACGCGGGAAGGAGTCGGCGCTCACTAGCCGATGTTCAGTTAGGGAAGGTGTGACACTTCGCTCGTGGTGCCTAGCGGCCGAAACTCCGCCGCAGGAAGCTGTTCATGTCGGGGGACGAGCCCCCGTTCCCGCCGGTGGCCTCCGCGACCAGATCCGGCTCTTCATGGGCCAGGCCCCACTCGTGGGCGAGCTGCTTACGGACCGAGGGGTTCTTTTCCATGCGCAGCCGCTCGGCGCGGGCGCCCTCGGTGGTCCAGTGCTTCTTGAGCGCACCCTTGATCTCGTTGGCCAGGGCGGCGCGCCCCTCGGGGCCCTGCCACACCTCGCGGGCGATGCGCTCCTGCTCCGCGCGGGGGAGCTCCTGGAGGTAGTTGTCGCCATAGATCGAGTCGTAGGTCGCCGTGATGGTCCCGATCAGCGAGCCCTCGCGGGACTCCTGCGCGGTCCCGTCGCGCACGGCCACGATCTGGCGCTCGAGGCTGGCGACCTCCTCGCCCACTTCCCAGTCCTCGTGGGACGAGAGGAGCTCGCGCTTCTGCTGCTCGAGCTGAGCGACCTGGGCGGCCCGCTGCTGCTGGTCGGTCTGATACTGACGGCGCCGCTCCTCGGCGGCCTCGCGGTCGCGTTGGGACTGGAAGCGGCGCCGTTCTTCCTCCGCGTTGGTGGGAGGTCGCCATTCCGGCGGCTGACCCGGGGCGGGTTGGTCCGGTGCCTCGTCGCGCCCTGGTCCTGGGGTGCCGCGCAATCGCGCGCGCACGCCCTCAAACCAGGAGCGGGAGGCCTCTGAACGCTCCGCGTCGGAAGCTGCCTCGGGGGCGCTCTCCGGGGAGGAAGGGATCTGCGGGTCCTGGGACTGCTCAGGACCGCCGGTGGGTTCCATGCAATTTCCTCGATGGCACAAAAAAAAGCGCCGACGGCGGGCCCTCTCTCGGGTCCAGCGTCGACGCTTCGGTCAAGAAGCCGATCTGTGATTAGTGCGAGTTTACACCGTGGGTACTTCCAGCACGACTTGCCGCCCCACGCGAGCCACCTGGAGCTGGCCGTTCCGTAGCATAACGACCTCGAACCGCGCCCCGCGCAGGTCCTTCACCATCCGCAACAGGCGCAGCATCAGCCGCTGCTCGTCCTCGCTGAAGTCCCGCCAGGGGGACGGATCCGAGCGGGTCATCGTCTCCATCAGCCACCCGCCAGCGCGCCGGAGAGGCTGGGTGGCGGCACGTAGGCCAGGCTCATCTGCAACTGCAACCGCTTCAGCTCCTCCGGGCTCATCGTCGCAAAGGCCGGCGTGCGCTGGAGCAATTGCTCGAAGCTGGGGAGCCCCCCGGTCACCCCGGCCTGGGCGTAGCCGGCCTGGCGGGCTCCCTCGAGGTCCGGTGCCGGCAGCCGAAAGGCGTCCGCGCTGTACGGGGTCAAGGGTTGGCGCGCCGCCTCCTGGGCCCGCCGCGCGGCGAACTCACTGGCGAACTGGGGGCTGGCGCGGTAGGGCAGGGTCTCCAGCATGGCTCGCACGCGGGAATCGGCCGCCGTGGTTCCCGCGTTGTAGCGTCCCGTCTCGTAGGTCCCCTGATTAGCGGCCGCCTGGTACTGGTTGAGGCGTGCCTGGTTCTCGTCGGCCACCTGAGTGCGCGGGAGCTCGTAGAGCAGACGGTAGTCGCGGGTGAAGGCGTTCTGCTGGGCGGTCTCGTCCTGCTGGCTGGCGTTGATGATGTTCGACCAGTAGCTGTTGAAGGCCTGGGTATCGGCCTGCCCCGCCTGGATACGGGTGCGGTTGCGGGCGTCCTCGAGCTCCTGGTTTTTGGCGTCGATCGCCGCCTGGTCCTGCGCGATCCCGGCCGTGTCGGTGTACACCACGCGGGTGGATCCGTCCGGGAGTTGCTGAATCACCGCGTGGGGCGCGTTGTGCAGGGTGGGCGACGTCGGAGTCTGCTGCGGCGGGAGGGTCTCCACCGCGTTCGTGGCCGGATTCCAGATGTACCCGCCGCCGAGGGGCGTCGGGGACTGGTTGCCGCCCTCCCCGGTGGCGGGCGTGTCGTACTGGCCGGTGGCGGCGTTGTACTGCCAGTAGCCGGTCTTGGCGTTCCCAATTACCCGAGGGGGCGCTCCCGCCTGTTGCGTCTCCTGGCGGTAGTTGTCGGCCTGCTTGTCGTCGGTGAAGCTGCCCACGAAGCGGGCCCCGTGCAAGCCGCCGGGCTGGAAGATCCAGGCGCCCTCCTCCCCGATTTGGAGGGGCTCCGCACCGCCCGGCCCGTAGGCGACCTGGATGACGCGCCCGTCCTTGAACGTGATGGTGCGGATCACCTGGCCCGGACTGCTCTGGTCGTCGTCGCTCCAGCTCTGGATGGTGGTGGGCGTGGCTGCCATTTATCTGCCTCCTGCGGCGAGTTGGCCGACTTGCGATTGGATCGACTGGCGGGTGGCACTTCGCCGCGCCAGCTCGGCGGTATAGGCGGGGTTCGCCTGCCCCTCGTACTGGCGAGCCAGCGCGCGCTGGCTCGGGTTGCGTCTATTCTCCGGCAGGCTCAGGGCGTGGGCGATCTGGGTCTCTCGCGCACTCCCGGCCGCCACCCCTCGGTAACGGGGCGGCAAGCCCAGGTCCCGCACCGGCGCGCTGATGCCCACCTGCGTCTTCAAGGCGTCCTGCAGCTCGAGGTTCGCCGAGCGCAGCATGCTGGTCTGCTGGTCCGGGGTGGACCGCGCGAAGGCCGGGTTATTGCGCACCAGGTCGACGGCGCGGGAGTTCAGCTGGCGGTACAGGTCATCGTAGCGCTGCCACTTCTGCTGCTCCACCTCCCCGGGATAGTCCCGCAGGACGCGGCCCACCGCACCCTTGAGCGGCGGCGGCAGCCCTTCCTGCTGGCGGGCGGTCCCGAGCGAGGAGGTGTCGAGGAATGCCTGGCCGGCGGTGCCGAAGGTCGCGGCGATAAGGTGGTCGAGCTGCAGCGGCGCGATGCCGGTCAGCTCGGTCAGCTTCTGCGCGGCCGCGCTGGTCGCCAGCGCGGAGGTACGCGGGCCGACCTGCTCGGACGGCGGCAGGCCCTCGAGGCGGCGGGACACGATGGGGCGGCCGGTGAAGAAGTCGGTGTTCACCTGATTCTCGAAGGGGCCCTTCACCACGCCCGGCAAGAGGCCCGGCAGGCCGCCGGCCACCTCGCCCTTGGGCACGCCGGGCGTGTAGGACCGCGCGAAGTCGGCCGCCATAGCCGCGAAGCTGCGGGGGTCGGTCTGGTCGTAGTGCGCGAGCGCGGCGGTCACCGGGCCGATCAGGGGCGCGAACTCGGACATGTTGAGCGCGATATGGAGCGGCTTCTCTTTGGTCGCACCCGGCAAGAGGAGCGTAAAGAAGTTGTCCTTCTCCTGCTGGCTGATCTCGGCGTAGGCTTCGGGGTTCTGGCGGTTCCACAGGTACGCGCCGATGGCCGCCGCCACCAGGCTCCCCGCGCGAGCCTGCGCCCCCAGCACGTCGCGCGTGGTGCGGCCCGGGCCGGGGGTGAAGGGATTCAGGGTGCGGAGCGGCTGCATCGCGCCGCCCACCTGGGCGCCTAAGAAAGCCACCGCCGGGTTCGCCGCGCGCACCCACTCGCCCATGCGGGAGAAGTCGAGGGTCCCGCGCCCGGCCGCGAAGCCCGCCATCTGCGAGGTCTTCCCCTTCGACAGCTCGTTCTGGTAGATCGCCAGGCGGGTGCCCATCTCGGACGCGCGGTTGACGCGCTCGAGCGCGCGCCGCCCGCCCGCGAAGGCCCCGGCCCTGAGCGCGATATCCCGCCCGTAGTTCGGGTCGTTCGGGTCGCCCGTGAGCGCGGCCTGCCCGCCGCCTAAGCCCGCCGACACCAGGTCGGGGATGAACTGTTTCAAGTCCCCGAGGTTGCGAATATAGATGCCGCCCCCGCGCTGCAGCTCGTCCGCGATCTGCGCCGCGCTCTTGCCGAGGTGTTCGAGCGCCTTCACTTGCGCATCGCCCCGCAGCGCGTGGAGGAAGGCGCCGGGGGCGCGCACGGTGGCGCCCGGACCAGAGCTGATGTACGCCGCAGCGGTGTCGCGGATGATGTTGCCGATCGGGAAGTACGGACTGAAGACGGTGGAGCCCAGCTTGAGCGGCAGGTTCAGGGCGCCCATGACCTTGCCGAAGGCGCCCACCTGCTCGGCGCCCATGTTCTTCACCATACGCTCGATGCCGGGGTCCACGCGGTAGACCTCCCGCACGCCATCCTTCATGCGGCTGATGGTCCCCGCGACCTCCCCCGGCAGATGGGGGCCCTTGTCGCGCGTGATCTGGCCCGGCTGGTGCTGGAGCAGCTCGTCGATCAGGGTGGACACGGCCCCGTTCTTCTGGAGGCTGGCCTCGCCCTCCCGCAGGCCCTGCACGAAGGTGACCAGCGGCGGCAGGGTGTCCGCCTCATGGCCGGTCTCCGACAGCTTGCGCAGGCCCGCGTTCCGCACCGAGAAGTTCTTGCCCATGCGGTCGAACAGGTCGGCCGCCTCGTCCAATCTGGTCGGGTTGTAGTGCGGCTGGGTGTCCTTCAGCGCGTCCGCCACTTCCTGGGGCAGCGTACCGGCCGCCACGCGGTCGTCGAGGAGCTGCGTGAAGGCGTCGGCGCGGAGCTGGTCGGCGTCCTGCAGCCGTTTCCAGGTCGCGGGACCCACGCTCTGCTCGAGCTCGGTGAGGGCGGCCTGCGCGTCTTCGGCGGTCTTGATGCCGGCGGCAGCGTTGCGCACGCCCCCGAAGCGCGCCAGGTTCGCGACCTCGAGGTCGCGCTGCAGCTTCACGTAGGCGTTGAAGGGGGTCTGGAGGTCGCGCACGGCGTCGAACACGGGCTTGGCCCACTGCTCGAGCCGCGCGGCCTCCGGACCGCCCCGCCAGCGGTAGTAGGCCAGGGCCACCTCGGCCGGGTCGGAGACCTTGTTGCCGGCCATGAAGTCGTCGAGGCCCTTCTGCTCGATCTGGTCGGGGAGCGCGCGCAGCTTGCGCCCGAGACTGGCGAAGGGGTTCTTCTCCCACATGCCCACGGTACGGGCCAGGGTCTGCCCGCCGGGGGTGGATGGATTCTTGATGGTGAAGGGGACGCGGCGGGCAGCGCGGAAGCCGAAGATCCCAGCGCCGAGGCCCGCCACCCCGCGCTTCAGGCGTTCTTCGGGAGTGGTCTGCTCGTCGGTGCCGGCCTGGCTGGTGGCAGCCCCACCGAGAGATCCCAGCACCCGTTCTCCATTGGGTGAGGGCGCGGTCCGTGCATTCCAGAGCTCCACGGCTTTGCGCTTGATCTCCGCCGCCCGCGTCTCCGTGGTCGGGTGCAGGTCGCCCCAGGCATTGGGAGCGGAGCCATCCGCCGGTCCACGGGTGGGCACGTCGATGCGTTCGCCCGCGATCTCGGTGGCCGCGAAGCGCCGCCCTCCGTTCACCCCGTACTGCTTCACGATCTTCACGTCACGCGGGGTGGGTGCAGCCACTGGTGGGGCACCAGTGGCCGGTGGGGTGACCGGCGCGGGGGGTGGCTCCATGGCTGGTGCCACCGTCCCCCCCCGCAGCCGCGCGTTCTCCCCGCGCAGCCGCTCGATCTCGGCCGCCACGTCGGGCTGCGGGGCAGTGGGTGCGGTGGGAGTGGGAGCAGCCGAGGGTGCCGCTCCTCGACCGGCCGCCTCCTCGGGGGTCAGCAAACGCTCGGGGTTCAGCACGGCCACCTCGTGCCCGTACTCCCGCGAGGCCGGGTCGATGATGGCGTCGTAGCCCTGTGCGCGGGCGCGTTCTGCAAAATACGCACCCCAGGCGGGCTCCTGGTCGTCGAGCGGTGGGGTGCGGGCGCGCAACTCGTCGGCCGCCCGCAGATCCCCGTTCAGCTCGAGGTCCTGAATCCGCTGCCAGTTGGCCTCCACCTCCTGGTTCACCACGCCCGCCAGCTGCCGATACTCCTCGGACCCCACCAGGAGCGGCTTTTGCAGGTCGGCATACGCCTCGATGACGTGCCCCCCGTCCCCATGCACCGTGGTAGGAATCTCCGGATTGGTCGCAAAGTAGACGGCTTTGCCCCACTGCTCGGCGGTCACCGCCCGCAAGTCACGCGGGTTGGTCACGTTGCTGGTCGTGCCGTGGTACAGCTTCACGCCGTCGAGCGGCGAGGGTGACGCAGCGGCGCCCGGCGCGGGGGTGACTGGCCCTGGCACCTCCGGCACGGCCCGCGCCGCCGCCGCCTGCCGCCGCAGCGCCAGCTCCTGGTTCGTATCACCCAGACTGGCCGCACGGGTGGCCTGCTCGTCGAGAGAACGGGCCGCCTGCTCGAGCTGCACCCGCGCCGGGTTGCCCGCTTCCAGCTGCGGATACGCCGGCCGCCCTCCAGATTCGATCACCGGGGGCGTCCAGCCGCGCGGAGCGCCGCCTAAGGGAATATCTTGCCCTGGAATACCAGGACGGGCTCCGGGAAGCTGTGCGGGGCTGTACGGGGCGCTCAGGGCACGTTCTGAGCCAAGCACGTCCCCCGAAACTTGCGGGGCGCGGCTCAATTCTTCCTGCGCCACCTCGAGTTGGGGGATGCGCTCATAGGTCTGACGGGGCGGCGCCCACTGACGCCCCGCCCGCGCGGCTTCATCGGCGGCCCGTCCGGCGGCGATCGCCTCGTCGGTGGCGCGCTGGAGGTCATCCGTCTGGCGGATGCTGGTCTCGTAGGCTTGCTGAGCGGCGGCTCGCACCGCTCCCTGGCGGGTGACGGTGGCCCGGTCCAGCGCGGCGGCCACGCGGGGGCCCTCCGCCAGGAACACGTCCGGGCCCGGCAGGAGCAGGTTCACCACCCCCTCGGCCACGTCCAGGGGGGTGAGTCCCAGCGGGCCCCGGTGGGCCACGTCCCATTCCTGCACGCGGCCGGCGGTGCGGATGGCCTGGATGGGGGCGGCGGCGATCTCGCCGTACACGTTGGCCTGGGTCTCCATCGGACTGCCGGCCCCCAGCACGCCCGGCACGCGGGCCAGGATGCCCCCCGGGCTGAGGTCGACCGGGGTGTTCCACTCCTGCTGGAGGGCGGCCTGCTGCGCGGCCCGTTCGGCCGCCACCTGCTCGGGGCTCTTCTGCCCGAAGCCGGCGCGGCCCAAGTGACCCAGGAACTCGCCCACGCCGGTGGCAATGCGCACCGGGAGCGGCGCCGGGGGCGGCGGCGTCAGCCCGAGCCCCTGGTCGGCGTCCCCGGTGGGGGACCCGAAGCCCCCGGGCTGCCCGGCGGGGATCAGCGGCGGAGGAGGCGCGGCCGGGGGAAGGGACGGCGAGGGCCCCCCCGGCCGCACCGAGATCATATTGGGATAGGTGGTCTCCGTCACGCCACCCGCGAGCGGACGCTGGCTGAGCGCCCCCGGCGGCAAGGCAGCCGGTGGTGGGGGCGGTCCGATGTACGGCGCGGCGTAGGGCTGGTCGTAGGAGCTCTGGCCCAGGGTCGGATCGTTCTCGAGCCCGTAGGCCGTGGCCCCCAGCGCTGGCGCGGGCGCCGGTGGCGGGGGGATCGGGCGCGGTGGAGGTGGCTGGTAGCGCGGATACGGTGACGGTGGCGGCTGATAGGGCGGCACGGCGTTGGTGTTGGCGGCGGCGGCCTGGGTCAGGGCCAGCAGGTCCGGGCTCGAGGGATGAACCGGCGTGCTGACCGGCGGCTCCTTCCCACCGGGCAGGATGGCAGCGATGTACCGCTGGGTCTCGGGAAAAGGGGGGACCCCCCCATACTGCGCTACGGCGCCCGGGCCCGCGTTGTAGGCGGCCAGGGCGGTGGCGTAGGACCCGTACTTGTGGACATTGGCGGCCATGAGGTTCGCCGCGTAGTCCAGGCTCGCAATCGGGTCGGTAGGGTCGACGCCCGGGTGCCACTGGGGCACGATCTGCGCGATGCCGGTGGCCCCGCTGGGGTTCCTGGCCACCGGGTTGAACCCGGATTCCTGCTGGATCTGGCGCTCGAAGGTGGCCGGGTCGATGCCCGCGCGGCTGGCGGCTCCTCGCGCGTAGGCGTGGAGGTCGACGGCCTGGGTGGCATCGGGTGGCACGGGACCGGCAAGGGCGGCGCGCAGGTGGCCCACCGCGTCAAAACCACCCCCACCGGCCCCCCCGGCCGGGCCGGTGCCCTCGAGAATAGAGGGACCCGCCCCGAAGTGCAAGTGGGTGCCGGTGCCCTTGGCATTGCCGGTATCACCCACGCCCCCGAGCTGCGCGCCAGGGCCGACCTGCTGGCCGGCTTTGACCAGGGGGGTGTCCTGCAGGTGGGCGTAGTAATACTGGTTGCCGTCCTGCCCCTGGATCTGGACGTAGTTGCCGCCGATCTTCGAGTACCCGGCGTCGGTGACGGTGCCGCCCATGGCAGCCACCACCGGGGTGCCCGCCGGCGCGAAGAGGTCCGCCGCTCCGGCGTGGCTGCCCCAATGGAGGTCGACCTGCCCGGAGTAGTCCTGCACCGGAAACGTCCAGGTCGGAGGAGCCCCCGAGCCCGCCGTCGGAGATGCCGCCACAGACGACGAGCTCGGGGTGGCCGAAGGAGCCGTTGCGCGTGGAGGTGGAGGGGTAAGCGGCTCCGTGGCCAGCATAGCAGGTGGCGGTGGTGGCGGGTTCTCGAGCAGCGCCTGGCGCAGACCACCGGCCGCGCGCGTGGCCGGACGGCGCTGCTCCTGCCACTGGGACCACTCCTCGTCGGTTACAGGCGGAAGAGGAATAGTTCCTTACCTCCCCGCCCCGCGTCGACGACGCAGCCCCATCAGGTAGGCGCGCTCGGCCGGCGTCATGGTCCCGGCGTCCTCGCCTCGAGCGAGCATGGACGCGCGGGGGCTGTTCTGCAGCACGAAGTCCTCGTATTGCTTCCAGGCCGCCTCGCCCTCGGGGCTGGTGTCGGTGGCCATGCGGTTGAACTTCTCATAGTCCTGGGGGTTCGCACCCGAAGGGCGCACGTTGTCGCGGTTGGTATGGATGCCGAACGCTTGATTGCCCTTCATCGTGTTCGCGGCGCTCTGGTCGGCACTCATCCCGAAGGCCGGTCCGCTGATCCACTGGGGGCGCGGATCGTAGGGGGCAGCCATCCGCACGTCACCCGCGGCCACCGCGTGCGACAGTCCATAGCGATCGGGCAGTCCCATCTGGTTCACGTCCCCCATCGGGGGCGTCAGCACCTGGGGCCCGGCCTGCGCGGCGGCCTCCTGGGCGCCGATGGCCTGCTGCACGGCGGCGCGCTGGGCCTGCGCCTTCAGCATGTCCTGCTGGATGGCACTGCGCGCGCTCATGGCCTCGCCGGCCTGCCCGGTGCCCTGGGGAGCGCCCTGCTGCCCGAACACCCCGAAGGCGTTCACCAGCGCGGCCTGCTTACTCGCCGCCTGCTGGGTGTCGAACTCGTAGGCCCGCTGCTGGCGGTCCGATTCGATGTTCTGCTGGTTGACCGCCTTCCAGTCCAGAAACTCCTGCAACAACTGATCAGCGGGGCTCCGCGGCTCCACCGGAGGAGCCCCCACCACCGGCAGGGAGGGCTGGTCGCCATAGCCCGGCGGGCGGCTAGTGGTCCCGTACAGCGCCGCCTGGCCGGGGTCGGCGTAGATGGTCGGCTGCGCAGGTGGTGCTCCCACGTTGCCGTAGTTGAACGGAGTCGACGAGGGGTAGCCCCGCGCGCCCGGGGGGCGGTAGGGGAGCTGGTCGAGGTAGCTTGCCTGGGGCGGGGTGAGGGTGTCCCGCCAGGAGGGCCAGTCGAGCCCCCAGGGCTGACGGGGTCGACGCGCCGCGTAGGGATTGGCGGCCGCTCGGAAGCCGGCGGCGGGATCATACGACGAGCCATAGAACGGTGGCATGTCAGTACCTCCGAGGGGGACGCGGCAGTGGTGGCGTCGGCGCCTGGTAGGGCGCCATGCGATGGGGTGGGATCGCCTCGGCCTTCTGGCTGACGTGGCGGTCGAGGGCCTGGCCGAGGCCCTTCACCTCGTCCTTGGTGCCGGTGGTCAGGATGTGCGCGACGTAGCTGGTGTCCATCTGGCCCCCCAGCTGCGGCGGGTACAGGTGGTCCAGGTGGTAGGCCATCTGATCCTCGTGCGACATCGCCGCCTCGAAGGGGCGATGCTCGCCCACGATGTCGGACGCGATCTGGTCCGGCAGGCGGTCCATCCAGTCGGCGACCTCGTTGGTGGTGGCCTCCCAGGGGTGCGGCTCGGGCATTACTTCTTGCCGCCCTTGCCTTTGTGCGCCTGGGCGTTGCTGATTTTGGCGGCCTGCTCTTTTGATTTCCCTTGCTCACGAAGCGCCTCATACACGGCTGGCTTCTTGATGCTCGGTCCTGGTGACTTGCCTCCTGGCATGGTTGCCTCCTCCCCGGGATATTCCCCGGGATATTCCCGGGTACTCCTTACCCAGCCCCTGGTCCCGGTGGCCCCGGCAGCACCGGCGTCGGCCCCAGGCTGCCTGGTCCGGGACCGACGCCACCCATCGGTGGGGGTAGCTGCGCCCCGTTCATGCCCGGCGGGGGTGGCTGGATCGGCATGTTCTGACCGGGCATCGGCACCTCGCCCATGCCGCCCAGGGCCGCACCGGGCGGCGGCCCTCCCAGCCGCTCGAGGGTCGAGCCGTACAGCTCCTGGTCGGCCACGTCGAGCTTGGCCAGGGTGCGGTCGATCAGCTTCTGCTTGACCCGCGGATCATTTTTCGTGTCATAGACCAGCCATTCGCGCTCGACCTCGTCCGGGTTCCGCCCGAGCTCGGTGATGGCCTGGTACGGTCCCATCACGCGGAGCTGCATGGCCTCGGCGATGGCCCGCAGCTTGATCACCTCGTTACTGGGGGTGTCCGGCTCGAGCCGCACGCGGTAGCGGTGGACGCCGTTCAGGTCGTCGGGCCCGATACTGAACACCCCGCGTGGGGCGGTCCGCTTGCCGGTACCCGGCAGATCCCCGAACACGTAGACGTTCTCTTGCACCTGGTTCTGGATCAGCCAGGACTCGAACCCCACCCGCTGGGCCAGGCACATCTCGGCGTTGTCGACGATGGGGTCCCAGATCAGGCGCGCCAGGTGCGCCGCCTGGGATATCGCGTAGCCGGAGCTGTCCGCCATCACCCCCTGGACCACCTGGGGGAGGGCCAGGTCCAGCATCTCGCGGACTAAGCCGATGGCCTTGTCGAGGTCGACCCCGGCGTGCCCGAGCTCGATGGGGTCGATGTCCCAGGGGATGATGTCCCCCGGCTGCACGTCGACGATCTGCTCGGTTCCGGATTCGGGGCCTGGACTCAGCGCGTAGACGTTGTCCGGCATGCCATAGCCGGGCTGCTGGCGCCGCTTGTAGGCGGTGAACGCATAGCGGAAGGCGGCCTGTTGGGACATGGTTAACAGGCTATCCAGCAATCCGTAAAGACGCAGGAATCCGAAAATCACGCTCACGCCCATGGTCTCGACCTGGCGTGAGCTCGTGGTTATGCCGTAGCAATGAAAAAACGGTCCCCGCAGGGTCTGCGTGTCGGGGTCGCCGTAGCCGTGTCGGACCGTATGGACCAGCTTGCCGTTGTTCTTCTCGAGGGTGTCTCCCGGCCCCAGCAGCAGGTAGCGCACGTCCTTACAGGTCCAGACCTCGATGAGCTCGAGCGTGCGAGCCTTGTGGCGCCCCATCACCCGCGCCCACTCGGTCTCCGGCAGCGCGGCGGCCGCCTCCACCACCTTGCCCGCCGAGTTGAGCCCGTACTCGTACTTCTGCAACGTTTCGTAATACGGGACGAACTTGCGCTCGACGCAGGTACTGAACCCCTGCTCCCCGCGAATGTAGTAGAAATTTTCCGGTGGCACGTCCTGGGTCATGTAGGGCAGCAGGAGCCCGCGCTTGAGCTGTTCGGTCTGCGTGTCGTAGGCGCGATCGTAGCCCGCGTGGTTGTCGCCGTATTCGCTTTTGAGGCGCTCGGTCAGCTTGGGGAGCTCGGTGTCGTACTGGGCCCAGGCGCGTTTCCTGCGCTCGAGGGTCTTCACCACCGCCTCGCCCTTCCCCACCAGGCTGTACATGAAGGGGCGGAAGATGCGGCGCCCGGCCTCCTGCTGCTGCTGCTCCCAGGAGGCGTCGAAGAAATGCTCGCGCCGCGTGCTGTTCTCCATCCCGACGTCGCCGATGGAGACCGGATCGAACTGCGTCTCGGGCGCGTTGACGGAGAGCGCGGCCGCCACCGTGTTGACCGTATGGAGCGCCAGGGGAGTGCGGACCTCCACCGTGGAGGCTTTGTATTTCTCGGGGATGAACACCGGCTCGTCGAGGTAGAGCACGCGGTCGATGTAGCGGTAGAGGTCGTTGCGCGCCTGGAAGGTGTGCTCAAGATCGCGCACCAGCTCGAGGGCGTCCGCCGCCTTGGCCTCCTCCGCCGCGCTGCTGGTCGACTTCGCCATCAGGGCCTCCACTCGACGGGGTCCGTAATCGACAATCCCTGCTTCAGGCGCGCCCACTGGGCCGCCCGCCAGCGATCCCGGGCGAGGAGATAGGCGCTGGCCGCCTGCTCGCGCGCCGCCCCCGCGTCCACCCAACGGGGTGGCACCTGGCGGTGGTAGTACACCCGCAGGTGGCGCTCGATCCGCTGGCGCACCCGTCCCGCCGAGAGCCCCAGCTCGGCCGCGGCCTTCGCCACGCTGCCAGCGTGCTGCACCGCCGCGACCAGCTCGCGGTCGCGCGCATCCCGGGCCAGGGTAAAGGGACTCTCGCGTGTCGTCGCCATCTACGGCTGCTCCTTCGGCGGGAGGGTCCCGCGAATACGGAGCAGGAGGTCACTGGCGGCCAACACGTCGCGGTAGGCTTCGTCCAGGCGACGGTCGAGCTCCTCTCGCTCCTTGAGGATCACCCGCAGCACCTGGCGCGCCAGGGTCAACGCGGCCTCCGCGTCCTCGGGGGTCATCTCGGACAACTCCCGCACGGTTAACCCCCGATCCGCACGAACTGCTGGGCGAGGTCCGGCTTGCCCCGCCCACTGGTGAAGCGCACGCCGGCCTTGCGATCGTCGGTAGCGGTCAGGTCGAGCCAGGACCAGAACGCCGCGTCGGTGAGGTCGAACGGCTTGCGCAGGGGGAAGCGCCCCAGGGCCCGCTCGAGGGTGCGGTGGGTCCCTTCCACGTGGACGAAGCGCCCCCGCTCGTAAGCCGCGTGCATGAGCGCGGCGCGGTGCGCCTTGGGCCCATGGCCGGCGCCGGCCTTGTTCGAGCGGAATTGCGGTTTGACACTCCCCGCCGGCACCAGCTCGGCCTGACGTAGCTTCAGCCACGCCTGCTCGTAGGTCGAGAGCCAGGTATCGCCGCCCTGGTCGGTCTCGACCCCCACCGTGGTGGCCTGGAGCTCGAGGGCCTTCTGGATGGCTCGCTGCAGCGCGTCCTCCGGCCCCCCGCGTGCCTCGTAGGACCACAGGCGGTAGATCCGACCGTCGACGCCGAGCGCGTCCGCCTGGATGCCCTGGCAGTCGCTCTGGTCGGTGTCGGTCACCGCCGGGTCCACCCACACGCAGGTGCGGACCAGCGACGGGAGCTCGTCGAAGCGGCAGTGCTCGAACACGATGTCGGAGAACATGCCCCCGGTGGGCTCGTCGACCTCGTGCTGGCACTCGGACAGGAACGCGGCCAGGCCGATGTCGTTGAGTAAGACCGTGCACTCGGCGAGGCCCTGACCCTCCCAGGTGGGGGTGCCCTCGGTGATGACCCAGCGGTCGTCACGCTGGGTGCAGGCAAAGTCCTCGAGCGCCGGGATGGGACCGATCACGCGGCGCCCGCCCAGGAAGTCCGCGCGCCCGTCGGCCAGCTGGGCGAACACCCCGTCGGCCTGCACCAGGTTCTGGATGGCCAGCACCGCCAGGTCGCTCGAGCCGGCGGGTAAGAGGTTCTTGGTGATGAGCCCGATCTTGCGGGCGGTGGTCTGCTGGGTGTCGTAGGCGTCGTCGAGGTCGTCGAAGATCATCAGGTCCGGGCGGGCCTCGTCGATCTTGATGCCGCGCGCGGCGGTGTCGAGGCCCAGCGCGTCGATGGTGAAGCCGGACGCGGTGCGCAGACGGTTGCGGCGCCAGCCCCGCGAGTGGCCGTACTTGGAGAGCAGGCGGTTGGCGACGTCGGGATGCCGCTCGGTGAAGCGGGCGGACTCGAGCATGGCGGCCACGTTGGCCACGTGGTCGTCGGCCTGCTGCTGGGTCTCGCAGATATAGAGCGCGTAGCGACGGGCGCGAAGAGCAGCAATCGCCGGGCAGGCCATCTCGGCGGTGGTGCTCTTCGCGCCGCCTCGAGCGAGGATAGCCACCAGGGGGTCGGGGCGCACGCCGCGCTGGAGGGCCCAGACCCAATTCCAGATCCGCAGGTGGTGAGGGGCGAAGCCCACCAGCTCGCCGCGCTGGTTGGTCAGGTAGGTCGGGAAGACCGCGGACAGCCAGGTAGCGGGATCCTCACTCGGCGGCGGGCTCGCCTTCGTCCTCTGGCTCGGAGCTGGGCCCGATGGCGGCGAGTATCTGAATGGCCCGGTCGCCAAGGGCATTGTGGATGGCAACCAGACCGTAGGCGTCTTGCGCGGCGATCCAACCCGGCTCAGCAGCTGCTCGGGCCTGAGCTGTGAGGGCGCCGAGGTTGGCAGTGAGATACTCGGCAACTAAGCGCCCCACATCCACCCGCACTGAACGTTCAATGTCCTGTTGAACGACAGCGACGTCCTGCGCATCACGCCAGTTAGAGATCGTGCCCTTGCTGACCCCGAAGTGAGCGGCCGTGGCGCTGAGGCTGGCACCGGCGAACAGCATGGCCAGCGCGGCGGCTCGGACCTCCGGTGGGTACTCGGCACGGGCCATATCCCCTCGACTGCGCGAAAAGCGTGTTGCGCGCAGTCTACCACTACGGCGGGAAGATCGGATGCGGAACGCCGGCGGCCAGGCGCGCCCTGCCCCTCAGCCGGCATGGTCGGGGTCCTTCGATGCCCGCCTATCCATCTCTTCCCGAAGCCGCCTGATTTCGCGGTCCATGATCTCGCCCGGCTCCGACATCGGTATATCCTTCATCAGGTTCTCAAGCATTCTCATCTGCTCAGGGAACATCGCATCGTATTCTTCGCGGGTCAGCTTCCCGTCAGGACCTGGCATGTTTCCTCCACCAGTATCGAAATGCACTAGGTAAGCCAACGATCAGTTCGTGCAACATCCAGAGAAATAAGAACAGCGCCCAGAGGGGAGCCAGCACCACAGAGGCGAGAACGGCCAACCACTCCGGCGGCTCGGGCCAGTCCATCATTCCACCTCCCCCTCTGCGCGCGACGGTGCGGCCGGCGGTGTCAGCGGGCGTAGGAAATCGTGCCAACGATCACGCCATCGCTCAGCCGCACCTACCCACTCGGTTGACTCGTGCTTCCATCCGCCCATCCCCTGTCCCGCATTGGCGATGACCGTCCAGGCGAGATAGAGCAACTCATCTGCTTCGTGAGCACGGGCCTCCCACCCGGCCAGGAAGTCCAGCCACCTCGGGCTGCCCTCGCTGATGGCCAGCTCGACCACCCAGGCCGGCGTGCCTTCCGCCGCCGCCCGCCGCACGAAAGCCTCCATCGCCGCCTCGGTGATGGATCGGAGCGGTGCCAGGATGGCGGCATCGTACTCCTCCCAGGCGCGCTCCAGGTTCTGCGCCAACTGCTCGTCAATGCGAATCCGCCCCTCCCCGTCGTAAATCGCATAAATCGCATCCAGTAAAGCCCGCCGCGCGCCCTGCACCTCAGTCATCACGCGCGCCGCTGCCACAGGCGGCAGATCACCCGCAGCACCTGCGTGAACTCCGCCAGGTCCTGCTCGTCGAGCAGGTTGGCGGTAGCCCCCACGCACTCGAGCGCGCGGCTCCAGCGGGGGACGGCGGCGTGACCCGCCAGGGTGAGGAGCTCGTGGAGCTCGAGGGTGGAGAGCCTCAGGATGCGCCCGAGGGCCTCGATCAGCGCCGGGTTGGCGGGGGGCCGCTGGCCGTTCTCGAAGCGCTGCACGTAGCTGGGATTGACGCCCGCGGTGAGTGCCAATTGGTTACAGCTCAGCCCCACCCGCTCGCGCGCGGCCTTGAAGTAGGACCCGAAGCTGTCGTGCACCTCCGGCGGGAGGGGGGCAGGTTTCGGGGGGGATGGAGACGGACGCTTGGCCCGCTCCTCGCGGATGCCGTCGTGGCGGCCGAGGTCGTAGGCCTCGCGCACCAGATCACGCTGGCGCTCCTCGGGCCCCAGGAAGTCCAGGAGGGGCAGCACCGCCGGCGCGGGTTCCCGCTCCAGCAGGCCGCTGGCATCCTGCCACTGACGGGGGCTCATCGCTCCGTCCTCCACTTCCGCATGGCCTCGGCTTCCTCGAGCGCCTCGGCGATCTGGGACGGGCCGTGGTGGGTCAAGCCACTGGCGAGCTGGGCCCAGTAGAGCACCACCAGGGGGGCCAGCTCATCGTGGGCCCGCAGCACGAAGATCGGCTCGTCCTCCTCCGCGCGGTTCAGGCAGGATCGGGGGTCGTTCACTTCATCGCATTTCAACATCGGTGTACTCCTTCGGGTAGTCGTTGCGTAGAAGCTCGAGGATCCGCCCGCGGTCGGCCGGACGGTGCGCCCGGGCGTAGTCGGCAGCTCGTCGAATATTGACGAGCTGCGTAACCGCTTCGAGGTGGTCAGGATTGACACACGCGCGATTGCGACAGAGATGATCAAGCTGCAACCCCGCCGGCACGGGACCATGCAGCTGTTCATAAGCGAACCGATGCGCCAGAGTAGTGCGCGGCCTCTCCACTCCAAACACGCCATAGCCGTTGGTGGTCGCCGCCGTCCATACCCAGCAAGGTCCAAGCTCCGGGTGACCCTCTACGGGAGGTCCCGACCGATCGACTTTGCTCCAAAACCGATCGACGAGCGGTGGCCCTGGAGACGGAGGGCGACGTGCACGCGCCCCACACGCCCGAGAACAGAAGCGCACCTCTGCGTGTTTCCGGCTGCGGAGAAATACCCGCCCGCACTCCGCACAGGGCACGAGGTCTCGGGTCCGCTTAAACGCCACCATGACACAGGCTCGAGAGCAATAGCGCTGAAGGCGCCATCTCCTGGCAAACTGCAGTCCGCAGGTGGGACAGATCACCTGCGGGGGAGCCTTCCGGACGTAGACCCGAGCGGAAGCACCACAGGACCTGGAGCAAAAACGTTGGCGGTGCTGAGCGCCACGGGTAGTGAAATCGTGGCCGCAGTAGGCGCAGGGACGAGTAAACTCGGGGAGCATGCCGAACCTCCATTTCGGGGTGCCGTGGCCCCGGCGGTAGCCGCCGCGCGGGGCCGTTGTTGTGGGGTGGATTACCCCTCATTTTACCATGAATCATGGTCGTTTCTCTGTCAAGAGTCGCCATAGTTCTTCCTTATCCCGGGGTCGAAACACCCCGACCACCACCCGTACGGTCTGGCTCAGCCCGTTCATGGTGGCGGCGATAGCTCCCCAGGCGTCCAGCCACTGGTCTTGAGCGGCAGTCGTTTTGCCCCGTTCGGTTTTTAGCTCCGCGATCACCACCGTGAAGCCGGGTGATTCGCGTCGGATCGCCACGACATCCGGCCAGCCCTTGGGACTGTGCAAACTGTTCCAGGTCGAATAAACCAGCTGGAAGCCGGCCACGGTAAGCAACGACCGCACGTGCGCGGCCCAAACTTTCTCGCTCATGCCTTTGGCCACCGCCGCCTCGAAGGCCACCAGGTGGGGATGGGACGCCGTCACCACCGGCATGGTGTTACCGCCCGCCCTGGTCGTCGAGCGGCAGCGCGGGCTGCTCCCACACGGTACTCGCCATGAGCTTCAGGTCCTCGCGCCAGGGTCCGTAGGCCTCGAGCGCCGCGTTGAACCCCGCGAAGTCGTAGGGGCGGAGCTCGGCGGTCCCCGTGTTCTCGTTCGAGCCGGCTTTACTAAGCTGCTCGAACATGAGGGCCTCCCACTGCAGGGCGGTGAGGCCGAGGTCGACGAGGTGGTTGGCACTGAAGACCACCACGAAGTCGGCCTGGCTGTAGTGGAGCGTGAGCCCCCCGGGCTTCAGGAGGTCGGCCAGGATCGGCTCCCCTCGGCGGGTCCCGCCCCGCGCGCGCCAGAGGTAGTCCACGCTGAAGTCGGTGAGCAGCTCGAAGCGCGGGGCGTGGCGGTCGATCACCGCGTCGGCCAGGCGCGAGAGCTCCGGGGCCACCAGGAAGGGCTTGCCGTTGAAGGCGTCCTTGCCGGGCACGGTGAGCTCGAAGGTCATCTGGGTCACGGGTGCGGCCATAGGGATACTCCTTTCGGTTAGTCGTTCAGTCGAGCGGAGAGGGCGCGGAAAGCGGTCGCTGCCACGAGCGGAACGACGCCGTTGCCGAGTGCGTGCAGTCGGTCCAACCGCACGGGAAGCCCATCAGCCACTCGACAAACTGCGGGTTCAAAACCGGGCGGCACGCCGCGCCATGCGGACAGGTCGGCGGGGCCAGGGGGGAAGAGCGGACGGTCTGGTCCGTCAGGCTCGGCGAGTTGCCATAGTTGCCCGCCCCCCTCGCGTCGGTCGTCTTGGGCGTGGCCCACCGCGCAGTCTGCTGGTCGAGGCTGAGCGAGCGCCGCTCGAGGGGAGCGAGGGTCGCCCCCTGGTCCGAACGCCAGTCCCTGGCGTTCGGAGTCGCCCAGAGGGAGGCCGTCACCGCTTTCGCTTGTCCGCGTAGCAGCAACTCGCTCGAGCGATCCCCGCCCCGACTCAGATGGCCACCCATCGTGTCGGCCACGGTCGGGGTCTGCCACAGGGCCGCGGCCAACGCCAGCGTTGGCCGCTCGGCCGCTCCTATCGAAGGCGATTGATTGATCCGCTCCGTCGCGCTCGCATCCGGCGTCGGCCAGGAGGAAGAGGCGGTCGCGCTGATGGGGTGCCCCGACCTCCGCCGCGCTGAACACGTCCCATTCGCAAGCGTACCCGAGCGCGGCCAGGTCCCCGAGAACGTGTTCAATTCCGCCATGAAGGAGATTTGGGACGTTCTCCAGGAACACGTAGCGGGGTCCCACTTCCCGAACCACCCGCGCGATCTGCGGCCAGAGCCAGCGGTCGTCGTCGGTCTTGGCGCGCTTGCCGGCGAGGCTCCAGGGCTGGCACGGGAAGCCTGCAGAGACGAGATCCACGACGCCACGCCATGGGCGGCCGTCAAAGGTCGTGACATCGTCCCAAACAGGGGCTGGGCATAGGCTCTGGTCTTCCATCCGCGCCACGAGGCAGGCTGCGGCGAAGGCGTCCCGCTCGACCCAGCAAACAACGCGAGCGTGGGGGACGGCGAGCTCGAGTCCGAGCTCGAGTCCGCCGACGCCAGCACAGAGGGCGAGAACGTGGAGGGGACGTACAGCCAGGCCATTCACACCGTCTCCTTTCGGGTGCGCAGGTTGGGGGCGTCGTCGGGGAAGCGCAAGACCAGGCACATCTCGGCCAGGCGCTGGCTGATGCGCGGGCCCACGTGGCCGTCGAGCTCACCTTGTGGCAGGTTGCTGGTGAAGATGGTGGCCAGCTCGTAGTTGTTGCGGTGGTTCACCAGGGCAAACAGCTTCTCTTCGACCCAGTCGGAGACCTTCTCGGCGCCGAGGTCGTCGACCACCAGCAGGGCCACCGACTTGACGGCCTCCATCACCTGGGCTTCGCGGGGGCCCGCCTCGCCCCGCTCGCGGTTGTAGGTCTCGCGGATACGGTCCAACAGGTCGGGACTGGTCAGAAACAGGGCCTCGCAGTGGGTCGACCCTACTCGCTCCCGCATGGCACAGATGGCCAGGCCGGTCTTGCCCACCCCCTGGAGTCCGGCGAGCAGCAGGCTGGCGCGGGGCGGGTCGAGGGCCCAGCGCTGGGTCGCCTCCGCCAGGGGGGCGGTGATCGGGACGGAGGGGTAGGTCATGAACGTCACGTCCTTGAACTTCGGGGGCACGCTCTGGCGGAAGATGCGGGCCACCTGCTGCTCGGAGCTGGTCGAGCAGGCGGTGCAGGGGACCGCCTGGCCGAACCCCGGATCGCCGGGGTGGGCGCGGTGGTCGACGACCTTGCCCACTCCGTAGCAATACTGGCAGGTGGCCTGCTCCGCGGCGAGGTCGGTCCGTCGAGGGGGTAGTCCCTCGGGATCGGCCACCAGTTGCCAGTAGGCCAGGACTGCCGCATTTTTTTCAGAGCCCGACGGAGGTGAGCCAGGCGCGGTCGGCGGCGATGCGGGCGGGGCTGGCCCCGTCGGTGCGGGTGCGAGCTGCGCGAGGGTGGTGGCCAGGGGTTCCATGCGATTGCTCCTTGCGGACGTCGTCGTCGAGCCAGTCGGTCACGTACTTCCGAGGGTCCAACGCCCCTAAGAGGGCCCGCTGGTTGCAGGCTTTGTCGATGGCGCGGCGCACCGCCTCTGGACTCCCGAGCTGCGGGGTGTACTGGCTCACGAGCTCGGTGCGAAAGGCGTCGTCGATGGCGGCCAAGCCCCGTTTGGGCTTTTCCGTCGGGGGGGTTTTCCCGGGGGGCGCGTCGCGCGCGCGCGCGTCCGGCGGCGGAGCCGCCGCCTCCCCTG